TAAGGCAGAATCCCTGACCTTCCCTTAAAATCATGCCTTGCACATTGGTATCCCGTGTCTCAAACCAAGTTTGAGACACGGCGCAACCTCCGCCATTGTTTAAGCAGTTGAGCCCTAATAACGCCGTAGTCGGGACGTTTGAATCTAACAGATTCACGCTTCGGAATGCACTTCCCGAGGTGGTAACCGCTGCCGGATACTTGGAAATTAGGACCTGGGGGGGCACAGATGCGGCGGAAGAGTCAAGCTTGATAGCCGTTACCGTTTCTCCCCCGGATTGAGCGGATATACGGTAAAAGTCGCATAGGACTTGGTCCGTTCCAGACCTGCCGAGTTGCTCATTGATATCAATACTCTTGACGGTAATCAGCCTGTTGGATCCATACCAATTCATTACTCCGAACATACACCCATGCTCGAGGTAAGGTGCACCTGGATACAACAACGTCTCAACCGTTGGGGCGGTTGATGATAGGATGGTCCTAGCCAGGAAAGTGTCCGTCACGACTATTCCTTAGTATATTCGATCCATATATCAAGAAGCCCAGCCGCGCCGCTTACGTTGTAGACCATGGCCATCTCGTTTTGACGCAGTGTGAGGGGCTGGACGTTAGAATCTCCATACCCAGCATCAAAAACGATGTTAAGGGGAACGTAAGTTTCCAGCTCATCCGAGGTAGCGGTACTGATTGCAGCTTCGTCCGATGACCAAAAGATACGCCTCAGGGTGAATGGCGTCCCTCCTATGGTGCCAGCGTGCCCCACGGTGATAGTCGTAGGTGCCGAGTTAGTTGAATCATGGGTGGTGGGGGTCACGGCGGTTGACCCTGCGAGTGAAGCCCCCGTATATTTGCGTACCTCAATCGAACAGAGCACGCCAGTAACCCCTGCCGTTTGGCTGTTGAGCAAGCCAATACGCCTGATTTTGATCAGTTCGGTAGCGTGGCCGTTGAGGATTGCAGCCATGTTCTTGGTGGCCGCAAACGCGATTCCTGAGAAATAAGCCGTCCATGTGGCTGCCATAAGTTCTCCTATATTCGGGTTACATTCAAATAAAGCGTGATGCGCGTTACTGTAGATGCTGAATCCACTACAAACTCTAGTATATCCCCAGACGCAAGCGATGTAGTCCAGGTTGACAGCGATGTATCTTGGTTTTTCTGGGCCGTAGATAGAGTAGGCTTTTCGGTACCTGCAATGCTAGACGTTGAAGGAAATCCCGCATATGTACATCGTTTTACATCCACCACGCATGAGCCTGCTTCTTTGCCTAGAATAGTCCATGAGTTGATGGTGCATGCAAAGGGTATCTCTCTATATCCCTTGGACCCAGTTGCAATGACTGATCCTGCGCCGTCTACCACGATTCCAAGATTATCCGTTAGCGTGCCCCCAGCAGGGTCTGATTTCCACCCTTTGGCACCTGATGCGTCTGTGCCATACACTTTGTTGTTACCAGGGGAAGCAGAATCACCCGAAAGTTTTAGGCCGTTAGCGTCTGAAGCCACGGACATCTGGGTTTTGACCGCTAGAAGTGGAGTCCCATCAGTGTAGGCCAGGGTATTGGTATCTGCCATCGCGCCCGTGGCATCCTGGGCACGCTCTACAGTGAAATAGAGGTTCCCACCCTCACTTAAATCGTCAGTGTCTTTGCTGGCAAGCCAAGTGTTTGCGCGTGCATCGTTGTGGTACTGCGTATGGTCATCGTCGCTCAACCCGGTCAGGGAGCCATGGTCTACAACGGTCCCGCCTGCCGTTGTGACCTCCGTGCCAAACGCCCTACGCATTAATGGCCTAATGTCATAGATCCTGTTAGCTATGCTCGTATCTCCTTCCTGGAAAACAATAGTTGCCAACAGGGCGTTACCATCCCCGACGTAAATGTCTGCATCAGGTATTGGAGCCGACTTCGCCTCATCCTCAGTAACGTATTCACCCTGTGGGTATACGTACTGGACCACACCCCCCACACTCATGATGACAGACGCTTTGGCCCAATAGTCAGTAGTCATAGTGACTATGGCACTAGCAGGTGCCTTTGTGACATCGTTCCATAGAGTCGTGTCAACAGTGTTGTCATTGCGTAAAAGGTCAGTAGCGATACCACTTGTAGAATTATACAATTTGATGAAACTAGTATTAACAGAATAGGATAACTCTGTCAGTTTTGAATATAGTGATCCACCTGCTATGGATAGCTTTAGCAGGGTAACTTGTTCGGTTACCTGGAATCCAGTTGATATAATTGTGCCGAATATATCTTCAATAAAACTGTTGTTTTTAAATTGATAGTCACCGACCCATTCGGGAGTGCTCCAAATCACATCAACATTAGCTGTGCCAACGTCTTTATAGACGTGACCTAATCTAATGTAACCTGCTCCATGTTCAGTTATAGACCAACCTACGTCTCCATTATCGTCAATAGCAATAAAATTATATTGGTCGTTAGGAGGAGTTAAATTAGAAAATGAACTCCAAGTTATTTTATTAAACTTAGAACCATCCCAAATCCAACCTGATCCAGAACTTATATTTATAGTGTATTGACTATTGGAAGTTATCACCCCGCCGCTAACTAAGCCCTCTGAACTCCTATCATAATCAGATTGAAGTATATTCACACCGTTCAATCTATACGTATTTCCATCCGGGACATCAACACCATCCTTATCGAATTCTGCGGAGATGTTATCTTCTAAAAACCCCTCGGCGTGGATTTGCACTATCTTACCGGCAGCACCAGTACCAATAGAAAGATTATCTTCCCACGCGAACAAATAACAATCGTTTGGCCCGTGGATTGGGAATGATACGCTTGAAAATGTGCTACTGTTAATACCCATGTCGAAAAAATGAGCGTAATCTGAGCCATTATCAGCTATGATGACTATGTCGCCTGATGCATCAACATGACTGGATGAATTCGTGAATGTGACTTGAGCGTAGGTATCGACATTCGTTTGAACTGAGAATGGATTATTAGCAAAAACTCCTATCCCTTCACCAACTCTCAAAACCCCTGAAACCTTATCCCAAGTCAGCTTAGCGTCTCCAGCCAGCACCCCTCCATCGTTATATTGCACCTGACTAGACGAACCCCCCACTATCGCAGCGGAATTAAGCGTTGCCATGGCCTCTTTGGTCATGTAACCGTCTGCCAGGGCGGTCGCAGGTGGAATAGAAATAGGACTCGATATACCCCCATCCCCAGTTATGGGTGATGTAGTGACCAAGGCGTCCCAGCATTGCACTATCTTTGAAGCATCTATATTACCACTAAGCGAAAATGTTGTACCTACAAAATAAACGATGGCTACAGGATACGCAGCTGGGGTGCCTGTGAATGAGTGGTTACCGACTGCGTCTAAAGTGGATGTGACTACAGCACCCCCTATCGTGCGCGGTACCGTATCTGTCGGTTTGCCCGAACCATCCATAGCCACAAGGACACAATCCGCTCCACCGACATAGTGATCCAATAGGATGCTAGCCCCCGTTGGGACCGTAACCGTGCCTGACGTGCCGCTTCCGATGCTTTCATAAATCTCGAAGTAAACATACTTATCCTCTAGGTTGGAGAATCTATCGTCTATGTCCTTTTGGTCTGATAGGTCGCCTCCAATAGTCCCCCAGAGGTTAGATCCTACGACGGGATTGATACCCTTATCGTAGTGGACCAATGCCTCTGTGGCTTGAATCCGATATGTATTCGGGCCGGTAGCACTTTGCGAAGTCCACACAGACCCCGGAACGTTGGTATCAATAAGCAACCATTGGTTAGGATGCTTAAAATTGCCTACCTGTTGATAGAAGTAGAAAGTGGAATCAGAATACGCTGCAACCTTTTCACCGTATTCCAGTGAAAATATGGCTTCACCATTGTTGTAAATATGAAGCATTTACTCTCCATACCGAGAGGGGGTAGAGATTCCACCCCCTCTCGCGTCTATCGAAACTGATTATCCTACCCTATATCCTACCCATGCATTGGTTCCGGAATAACGGAAAAGCCACGTGCCATAACAATTTAAGGTAGATCCAGATGGACCAACCGTAACTTCCCCAACAAATGTTACATCACCATCCCCAGCGGTGAGAGTAGCGATATCATCGCTACCTGCACCAACCGTAATGAGGTGAAACAAGAATGAGTCGCCCGTAGCAATATCAGCAGGGCATGCAGCGGTTAGAAGTGCCCCAGTAGGCGTAGTGAGTGTACGGCCAGTAGTGACCGTGAACACAACGATGCCGTTGATCATTTGGGCACCCGTGACGGTTTCGGCACCGTCAGCTTTGGGCGTGGCTGCGGTCTGTTGGAAGTAAATCTGCCCACCAGCGGACCGATGGAAGATGCCTCCCGCGATGCCTGACCCAGCCTTTGCGCCTGGGGTCATGATGATACTGCCACCATTACCGTTAGTAGACGCAGCGGCTCCGCCAGTCAAACTGACATCGCCACCATCTCCAGTGGCCCCAGCGCCGGACGCGCCGCCAGTGACCTGAGCAGCTCCACCAGCAGCGGTGCCTTGACCAGCTCCACCGACCACTTTACCAACACCACCGACACCATTACCATTAGTGCCAGCTCCGCCAGTAACAGACGCAACACCACCATTACCAGAGGTGGCCCCACCAACACCAGCGGCCACAGTAGCAGCACCACCAACGCCAGTAGTGCCAGGCCGCCCACCTGTGAGGTAGACCGCACCACCCGCATTGCCAGCCGTGCTAGAGGTCCCACCCACAACTGCCACATACCCACCCTGGGCAGCGGCAAGGCCCGAAATGGTAGCCGTGGCGTCAGCCATACTGAGATCGGCGGTAGGCTCAAAGACGGATGGAGCGGCCCCAACTTCGTAGTATGCTACAGCTTCGCTAGCTTCCAGTCTCACTTCCGTGGCCCCACTTACTGCGGCACTTGTGTACTCGCTGCCAGCGGTGGTAGTAGCCACCAAGTCCCAAGTGTCAGGGTGGTTAGGATAGCCAACCTTTTTGTATAGCTGGACTGGAGACAAACTGTAAATACCGATCTTTTCTGCATCAGGTACGGTTGCATAACCAGTCCCGTTAGAATAAATAGTTCCCATTGTTAGCTCCTTTCTAAGCCTAGGTCTGATTAAAGAGGATGATTCCGCTCATTTCGGGTTGCTTGTTCACAACGCCGAAGTATGTATCACAGCGGAACTTTGTTTTCATCGTGTTGATGTCGTATTGCTTAGACATAACCAGTTCCACTCCCTGGTCAGTAGTGCCACGAAGCACCTGGGCACCCGCACCGTCCGGGACCGCATAACGTCCTGGGATCAGTTCGAGCGCGTCTTTCTGCCAGAAGCAATTGATAGGAGCTGCGACAGTGTTAAGGAACACAATTGCGCTATTTGCAGCCTTGGTATTAATAACACAATTCTGGTACTGGGCCGTCGCATCGCTCACGACCTGGTTGGTGATCATAGGCGGGGTGATGACAAGATGCGTGGCATCAGTCACAGAAATTACGCGGAAGGTCTTGAGCTGGCCCGTGTCGCCCTTGGTGATGTGATGCACCGCGTCAAGAGTAGCAACCGTGAAGCAATCACCAGCGGCCACACCAACAGTAGATGAGATAGTAATTGACTGGAAACGGTTATCAACATTGGCAGTTTCGCCCGTAGTAGCCGTGGAGGTGGCCACAGGGACGTAATAGTTAACGGCAGCGTCCAATGTTGACATCGTGAGGCCCGCGCCTCCGCCAGCAGCGGCGATACGGTTTGCGTAGTCAAACTTGTATGTCTCAAAGCTGGCCACAGGACCGACATACGCACGCTCATAGGCCTTTTCGCTCTTGGCATTACCAAACGAACGGCTGGCCTTGGACAGATCAGCAGCCATGCCGTTGTAGTCACGGGTTGACAGACCCAAATACCGATCCCACCCAGGGACGCCAGCCTCATTCATGACCGCCTCACAGAGCGCGGCATCAGCGAAGCCCGAGGCAGCCGCAGCCACCTTAACAACCATGCTACCGTAGTTAGCGGATACGTTCATAATTGCGACGTTGATATCAGAGGCAAGCTTCTGTTTGGCCGAATCACCAAGGCGCTTCTCCTGGATCGCATCACGCATTTCGGTTGCGCTCATGAACCATGGCACAGATCGGCTATATCCAATGGTCGCAGGGACGCTAAGCTGGGTCTGATCCCCAAAATTAGCAGTCATGTCTGTCCCACTATAGGACTGCATGATGTAAGGTTGCGGACGCCAGATGACGTTATTGGTCCGCTCCATCATCACCTGGTCAGTCCTGTAAACACTCACATTTCGAGATAGCACAAGGGCATCATTGAACCCTTCAAGCAAATCCTCGAATGCAACCCGTTCCTCTTTATTGAAATCGTTGCTCATACTTCTCCTTTATCCTTTTGTTTTTGCTTTTTGCTGAGCCTTATATTGGTGAACCTTTGTATAATCACCTGTTTTTTCAGCTTCAGCACGAAGACGGTCTAGGCTGTTATCCATCCCGCCACCGACCGAACCAGACCTTACAGGCACGGTTTCAGGCGGGGGAGGGGTTTTCTTGGTTACACTCACTTTAGCCTCCAAGTCTCGAACCGCAAACGCAAACGTAATGGGATCAGTAATGCCAGCCACTTCTTTCAATCTGGCTTCGTTTTTGCCCAATGCATAAATGAATGACGCAGGGTTTTTGGTGTATTGAACCACAATTCCTTGCTGAGTCTGGTTCAAAGCTTGCGTGACTTCCGCTTCAGTCTCATCATAATCATTCACCTTCAATTCGGCCTTGAGCTTTGCAAATGTTGACAATCTCTCCTGCCAAGCCTGCTCATGCTCCGTTTGCTTTTTGCGTTTCCGCTCCTCTTCGGCTTCAACTTGCTTTTTACGGTCGTTCCAAGTTAGTAACTCGCGTTCAAACACTTCGCCATCGAAGTCGCAACCCGAAAGGGTAGGCTTTTCTCCCACAACAGAAACGGGTTCCGGTTGAGGCTTAGCCTTTTCTAGCTCAGCCTCAAGTCGCTTGATTTCACGCAGTTGATCTTTGTGGCTTTTCCGCAGCTCCTTTACCCACGGTGGAGCCGTTTTGGTTTCCTCTTCTTTGGGTTGTACTTCACCCTCGAAAGTTACTATTACTTCGTCACTCTCTGTTTCCGCAGGTGTCCCCTCTTCTGGTTCAGTCTCCGGGGTCTCCCCTTCGATAGGCTCTTGGGTAGTCTCTGCCTCTGGTTCTGTGACGATTGCTTCTGTATCTAGGCTCATTGTCCCTCCATCGCGCCGATTTCGGTTGGGCGGATACCGTTTTGCTGCATAAATGCCTGAATCGTCCTTATGGCGTTCTCACGCTCCATAGCATCGATCCCGGCGAGTGTTTCAAGCGTCTTCGCGTGCGTCAGTTCTGTGTTTGCAGTCACCTGGCCCGTCTCGGCTAGCGCCTTTTCTGCCTTAGCGTTGGCCTCTCTTGACATGGCTTCGGCAAGTTGAGCGTTTGGATCGGGTGCCCTGTTAGCTTCCGCTTCCTCCAACCTCTTCTTATCTTCTTCACTTGGGGGCAACGTGCCCATGCTCACTAATCTACGGCGGAAATACTCTCGCACGTCTTTGAGCCCTTCACCCTCAAGGTTCATGATCATCAGTGACTGTAGAACCTGAAGCGTTTCTGGATCCTGCACAACTCCCATTAAGCTAGTGATAGATCTAGTCATGGATTCGCGCTGGGTGTTGAATGATGGCCCAACCTCAACGAAAACATCCATCTTTGCTTCCGCAAGGTCATTCGAGTATTTTATCTCGTCATTTTCGCCCAATGTAGGCTTCTTGATTTCTACGGTACCAGGTTCCCCATTGGTCCCGACCGTTTTCATCTTCCGCTTATCTTCAACGTACACTTCTTTGGCCATTGATAGCCAAATCTCTCCACCACATTGAACAGACTTAGCAAAATTGCTCATATAAATATAAGCCTGCAAGTCAATGCGCGTCTGGATCAACTCTACGGTCTTGGAGCTGATGTTTGACACCATTTTGTCGGCATTCTGAGGATTACCTAGAATGTCAGACATGTCTGTTTCGGTGATCTGAAGCAAAGTAGCTAAGGCTTGCGGTATCTGCGGAGGCTTGGTGTAAGCAAGCGGGCCAGCAGGCATAGCCTGGCCTTCCGCGTCTGTGATAGGATTAACAAGCAAGTAAGGATACTGCTTGATATTATCCTCTTGCCACATTACTTGATGGCCTGCGATCTGCTCAGGGGTGAAGATGGGCTTTTCAATAGACGAGTAAGCACTTATCTCTGCTAGCTTAGAAAGCTGCATATTCTTCAGGCGCTGGGGATCTCGGGCGAGGCGAACATGCCCCATACATCGCTCAACACCATCAACAAACCATCGCTTGCCGTAGAATGGGACGATTGGAATACGGTCGCCTGCGATGAATCCGCAGTCTTCCAGTACCTTCCCACCAGACATGATGTACTTGTGGACCCTCTTCTGAGGGATACGCTTGCTTTGGACCAGCTTATACCCAGTGGCTTCTAGCTCCTCTTGTAGCTCCTCATCCTCGTCATACTCTTTCTTGTCGTAACGTTTAACTTCCCCATTGATACCATTGAAAAACAGCACGGTTTTACCAGAGTCCACTATCTTATAATACTCTGCAATATAAACTTTGTCAGGAGTAGCCCAGTCGAACTCGGATGCGGTTACTTCCCGATCCCAGGATGCCGGTGAATCACCATAGGTGTCCTCATATGCATCGCAGCTCATAGGAACTAAAACAAAACAGTGCTTAGCATCCTTTTTGTCTTGTCTACGTGCATCAATATCGAAGAATACGCATGAATCAGCCTCAAAAATAGGCTCTATCCTGATCCTTTGCCGCGTGTCGGCCTCATCGTCGGGGTATTCATATTCCGTGCGAAGTCTCCACGCAGCGAAACCACCACGTAAACCTTCACTGAATGCGTTATCGTATGCCTCATTGGCAATACTGTCTTGCTCATCTGCCCTGAACAATCCATCGCATGTGTCTGCTAACTCATCATCCTTGGTCCCATCACGAGACACGAAGTCTGCAGTGATACGGTTGTTCCTATACTCGTTTTCAATTCTCAATACAGATAGATGGACCTTGTTCACCTCAAACATGGGCTTATTAATGAACTGATCACCTAGGGCGCCTTCCCATTGAGCACCAGGAATATCGCAGAAGCGCCTATCTTTCAGGCACTGCTGGCGTTCCGGCTGCATAACCCCGATGATCCTATCAAACTCTAGGACCGCTTCATCATGAATGGATCTAAGCTTTTCGTCATTTGCAGGACGGGCCATTTGTGACTCCCGTTACATCTTACGCCAATGATTAACTATTGGCAATGGGCACGCATCAATTGGTTTGGGCTTTACTGGGGCGACTATACCACCGAACAACTCGGATAGCACCCAAAACCACGCATCGGCCCTGTTTGGGCTGTTAGACCCAGTGTAACCATAGGAAGAAAATGCCACTAATTCATCTTCCAATTCATGGAAGTCGCCGACGTGCCTTACCTTTCCTTGCTCATACAATGCGCTGAATGGCTCAGCGCGAA